ACCTGCTGCTGGGTTTGAGCTGTTAAGACTGTCTATATATGTTCCTGTTTCTAATCCCATAAAGTTCTCCTATATTGCTAATCCTACTGTGCCGTTAGTTCCTACGATTGAATGTTCTGCAAAAGCCATGTATAGATATAAAGCATTATCGCCATTTGCTTTACCATCTGTTGTTGTTGGTCTGAATCCTGTAGCATTTGCATTAATAAAACAGTTTGTGCTTGATGAGTTATCACTAATTTTTAAACTTCTTTTCATCTCGCCACTATTAGGAAGTTGCCCCTCGTCTACTGCTGTTGTTTTAAATATCCAATCTTCTGTACCATCTGCTTTTTTAAGAAACACTAACTTAGGTTTAAAGCCACAATATACTTGTGGACCACGAGTTTGATTATTACCTGTATAATATCCAAATTTACTAAACCCTTTTTTCTCTGCAAAACAATAAGCTACATAAGTGTCGCCACTTTTATTTGTTTGAGTAGCACTTTTAACTGAAAAGACTGAAGTTGTAGGAGCAGTATCATTCCAAAATGTATCATTATCTGCTAAACTAGTACCATTCCATGCTAACTGTACATAGTCTGTAAAAGGGTCTGTATGGTAAAGTGTACTTCCATTTCCAAATCCAGCATAATCTGATGTCGTTAAACTTTTAGTTATAATTATTTTAGGAGCTGCACCCAAGCCATGTCCAAGAGTTGTAGCACTACCTGTTCCTGTATAAGTAACTACTGATACACCTGATGTAGTGTTAGCTTGTACTGTAGATGTAGTAGCACCATCTCCATTTGATGATGTCGTACCACCATTACATTTAAAAGTTGCTGCCATATAATTTGAGCCACCAACATTTGAAATGTTTTCTCCACCTGTTAGTGTAAATCCATCTGATGTATAACTAGCTACATAAGCAGTTGTGTCATTATTTCCAGATTGACTTGGTAAAAAATTAACATTAATTCCTTGTGTTGAGTTATTCCATACTGGGTGTGCAGTACCATCGTATCTTTTAATCCAAATAATATCAGGTTTAAAACCCATGCCACTAACTGTCGTAGTGCTACCACTACCTGCCCATGTAGGTACATCAAAATGCTCTGATGCTTTTGCTACTGTTGTATATGCCATGATAATCTCCTATCCATAAGTTTTAATGTTCTTCGTGCATATTGAATAAAATCCACTAGGTACTGCGTATTCAAACGCACCCAAACTAGCTCCATCTGCGTTAGCTGATGATACTGCTGTTGTTCCAAATCTTCCCTCGCCAAAGTTTACATATATGTATTGGTTACCACTACTTGCAACAGTAGTAACACCTATTCCCCAAAAGTCATCGCCTTTAGCAAAGGATAATCCAGCATAATTGCCGTTAGCTGGGTCTCCAGCATTAGATGTGCCAGGTGCATTAAACCATGTGCCATTTTTACCAAACCATATTTTTGAAGTAGCTGCTGATAAATCTACTGCCATCATGATAATATCGTTAGCACTTGCTTGTGAGCCATAGTTTACTGTGCCACCCCCACCATCATCTATAAGGTTAGGTGTGCCAGTCATTGGTTGGTAACTTATTGCTTCACAACCATTACTGCCTGTTTCTTTTCCAGGAATTGCATTCGAACCTTCGTATTTCCATCTAATATTTGCAAAAGTACCATTTTTTATTAAAGAAATTGTTGTATTATCTGCTGATGTTGATGCTGATGCTGGTTTAAATTCTACATACCATTTTCCATCATTCATCATAAAAGTGCTATTACACCCTCTAGCACTACCTGATGTTCCTAAAAAAGCAGTAGAAGCATATCGAACATGAGATTTGTCATATGCTTGGTTTGCATCTAATGTAGCAAAGGTATTAGTAGGTGTTGATACAGATTGTTTTAAATCTCCTGATACAGTAAAAGTAGCACTATTGCCACTACTGTCTGTGCCTAATGCACCAGCATTTTCAAATTTCAAAAACCACCCATTGTTACCATAAGTTACAGATGGGTTTAATATTGGTTTCCATTCTCCAGTAGTAGAATCAGTTTCTCCAAATGTTGTTGGAGCATAAGCTGTGCCATCAACATTATGTATATGTGCTAGATAACCATGAAATATATTGCTGCCATTACCAGCAGTTCCTATAACATGACCTACCGATGTTCCACCTTGTTCTTTGTTCCAATTCCAATCTGCATCTTGTGTTATGCTACTTAAACTTGCCCAACTTGTTTCTTCTAATCCATTAACATAAAGTCTTAATCTATTTGCTGCTGTGCTTTGTGTGGAATCTCCAGCTACTACAATATGATACCAAGAAGTAGTATCTTGAAATGTTCTAGTCGTTTCGTGGTTAGCAACAACACCACCACTTTTGTAATCCAAGATACCTATAGTATCATCGTTTCTTAATTGTACTTGAAAATCATCATTACCACTATTACCATAGTTGGTCAGCATTATTTGGTTAGAACCTAATCTAACTTTTTTTAACCAAAAGGAAATTGTAAACTTTTTAGCATTTGTTGGTGTTGCTGTAAAATCTCTTGTTAAACTACTCGTCATTGAATTGTCCTGAATTATTCATTCCTACTGATACTGTTATACTAAATGCCCTGTCTGCTGTTTGACTCTCTGCATCAGTTGCCCTCAAAGTAAAGTTATAAGTTGTATCACTCGTTGGGCTAGGTGCTGTACCTGTAATAGCACCAGTCGATGAGTTAAGTGTCAAATTCATTGTACTCGCAGGTGTGTCTGTGTTGCTTGTTAAAACACTTGTGGTTTCTGAAAAAGCAATCGTGCTATCACCTGATGCTGCAACTGACAAACTAACACTAGCACCTGCTGCAACTTCTCCCAAACTACCAGCACTTGTAGTCCATGTAGGTGCATCTGATACTGTAAGTAATGCAGATGAGCTACGAGCTGCTAAACCATCAGGATTTTCAACTCTAATAAAGTATGTACCATCTGTACCGATGGTAAAGTTTGCTACGACTGTGGTTGCATTAGTAAACGAAACTGAGTTTGGAGTAAAGATTGCTCCTGTAGAACTTATAGCTTCTACATGACACCCTGTTACAAAATTTGTTCCTGTCAAAGTTATCGAAGTAGCATCATTCGTAATTGTACTAGGACTTATGCTACTTACAGTTGGAAATGTAACTGTTGAAGATGTTGCTGCATAGCTCGGCAACCCACCAGTTACTGTTAAAACTTGTCCTGTGCTACCAATTCCGAGTTTTGCAAGTGTGCCTGAAGCAGAAGCATAAATTATATCTCCTGTAGTATAAGATGTAATGTTCGTACCACCACTAGCAACAGCTAATGTTGCAGATAAACTTGCAGCAGAGCCACTTGTATTCTGATTACCTGCTGTGTTTACACCAGGCAAGTCAATATTACCTGTGCCATCAAAAGATACACCACCGATATTCCTTGCAGTTTCTAATGCTGTTGCAGTCGCTGCATTACCTGTGGTAGAACCTGATGTGCCACTTACATTACCTGTAACATTTCCTGTAATGTTTCCTGAAAAAGTTCCTGACAATACATCTGTATTTGAATTAAAAGTTAATCCTGATGCTGTCTTTGGACCTAAATCCCCAGTCGCTGCCGTTGTAAACAAGGGGAAACAAGTAGTGTCTGAGGATTCATCTGCGACAGTAATTGCAGTTGGTACATAAGTTGATGATGCCTTGCCATCTAATTGTGTTTGTATGTTTGATGATACATTGTTTAAGTATCCAAATTCTGTATTCGATATTGTTCCATCGTGTATCTTGGTAGCATCTATTGCTGCGTTTGTATTGACATCTGCATTGACTATAACCCCTGTGCCAATAGCTGATGTGCCTGTAACATTACCTGACCCATCAAAAGATGCTGATGTCCAAGTAACATCGCCTGTCATCCCAATCGTTCTGCCAGTTGCTAAAGCCGTTGCAGAACTTGCAACACCTGTTAGATTTCCTGTTACATTACCTGTTAAGTTTCCAACAAATCCACCTGTTGCAGTAGCTGTTCCTGATGTAGTAATACTCGTTGCTGATAGGTCAGGCATATTAGCTGCAATATTAGCTAGTGTAACTTTTAAATTAGAACTTGATTGAACAATGGGGAACACGGCACTACTTAATGGTGTCGTGGTTGCCGTAAAATCTGAAATCTTTTTAGTTGCCATTTATTGTATTGTCCAAGTGGTTGTCGATACTGCTGGTGCATCTTGCCAATTACCAGGTGCTATATCTGTTTTATCTTCTTGTTGTATTAATTCACTATCTTCAGTTTCTATCAAAAACAAGTTATCTTCTGTTTCAATATAACCTTGTGCTGTTTCAGGAACAGTAGTCCAAGAAGTGCTACTAGTACTTACAGTGGTCCATGTAGTCACTAATAAGCTCCAAAGTCAATTCTTGTGGTTGGTGCTACTCCTGAATGTCTATCTCTTTCATTAGATGAAATGATATCTTGTTTTGCTCTATCATAAAAACCTGCCCAGGTTTGTATTCTTTTGTCGTTTTGTAAATAGGGTTCGGCTTCAACCAACGCACCATATAAGTAAGCATCAGGGTGATAGGTAAGCATATCATTAGTAGTATTAGAATCTGATAATGCAGTAAAATACTTATAGTATAACATTTCTATTTGATAGACCCCATCAGGTATTGGTCTTAACTGAAAGTTATTTCCAATAATAGAGTATGCTTTGGGTTTGCCTGTAGAACTACCACCTCTAACTCTATCCATTTGTTCAGGTGTCATATACTCTAATGCTGTTTTAGGGTCAGTATTAAGTTGTATATTTCTCATTGCTACAAAATTATCAGGTAAAGAATAATACTCTGTATCTGCAATCGTACTTGCAGTTACTCTTGTTTCCATTCTTCTAATCTTAAAATCCCTTCTGTGCCTTGCTTCTGCAAGTTCAATAAACTCAGGTATTCTGTCATCCAAATCAGTTCTATCTAGCCAATTAGATATTGCTGTTTTAAGTTGTGCGTATGTTGTTATTGCCATTATATCCTTCTATTTGTTGTTTTTAAGTATTTGTATTCAGGACTATTTATTAATTTTCTAACTCCTTCTTTGTGGTTAGGATTAAATAAATCAACCCCATATTTACTTTTCCATTCGTAATAAACAGTCATAGGTATCCTAGCAGATAATCTAAATTCATCTGCTATATGATGGTCCTCTTGTTGTAACTTCTTGTTAGAGTCAATAAGGGGTTGTATATCTTCGATGTGTTCTATAGCGAACTCGCCTGTTGGGTTATGATAATGAAACACTTGGTTCTTATCTAACTTTTTTCTCATTCACTTAACTCATCTATGTAAAGATTTGCTGTAGAACTAGCTACGATTGCAGCAACTTTCATGCCACCATCAATCTTGAAGATTTCAGGGTCATAAGCACCTAATATAGTTGAGCTTGTTGTTGCTGTTGGGTTTGCACCAAAAGCAATAAAAACACCATCGGTGTCGGCTACAACTCTTATATATTCTGTACTCGCATTAGTTGCTGCTGTTTGTTGTGAGCCAGTATTTACAGTTCTCTTTATTGTATTAGTTACTCTCATTCTTGACATTGTTATCTCCTAATTACAAATGTTACTAATAATTTTTTAGCACCTGTAGAACCACCATCTGTAATCATTTCAATAGTTCCATCTTCTGCAACTTCGTTAGCTGCCGTAGGTGTTGCTGTGTCTACAGTACCTGCTGCTGAACCTGAGTGTGCAACTGTTATGCCACCACCTGTTACAGCAGTACCACCAATCTCAAATGTAATCGCAGCATTGCCACCACTTATAGCTCCTTGTAATGCAGTAATAATTTTAATAATTTTACCACCATCAGGTACAGCTATAAATGTGCTTGATGCAG